TGGCCGGAGGGGCGACGCGCGATCCCACTGCGGTGTTGGATCGCGCGTTGCTGGTCGGACGCAACGCCGACGAGATCATGGATGCGATCGTCGAGGCCGTGCGGCCGGTGGACGGCACCCAGGATGCAGAAGCCTCACGAGCAGCGATTCGAGACGCTTTGTCCGAGCTCTTGGCGCGCTACGAGAACGCCAATCTGCTGCAGCTGACGGACGAGCAACGGGAATTCGCGATTGAGCGTTTCACGGCGAACGACGTCGTACGTCGGTTCGAGCTCGATACGGGCCAAGTCATCATCGAAAAAGCGCCTACCACCACCATGGGCTTGGCGAGGCTTAAGGAAATTCGCAGCTACATCAAGCAGACGGTGTCCGCTTCTTTTCGGACATTAAAGCAGACAGGACGCCAACTGAACACCGGCAAGGTCACCCAAATGGTGAGGGACGCGTTGCGGGAGACATTCACGGTGTTCGAGGAGTATGTATCTTGAAGATCTTCTGTGCACCGAAGGGCTGTCCGGTCCCGCAAGGCCACGATCTAGAGGTCCTGCTTTACGGCCAGCGCGATCGGTCTAACGATCACCAAGGTAGTGTGGGAGAAGCCGTCCAGCGGGAAATTTACCGCGCTGGACTACTGCCGGATCAACGCGCCTGGGACTTTCTCTCGCTGGCATTGTCGGTGGTGACTGCAGACGTCTCGGTGACGCGCAGTGACAGCCCCGATGGGTGGACGCGCCAGATAGAGCTGGTCATTGCCGTTTCGGATCCTGGCTTCTGGTCCACCCAATCCGACGCCATCCAAGCAATGCTGGGCTTTCTGTCCACGGATCGCTGGAACATCAGTTTTGTTGATGGTGGGCACACACCAAAAGCGCCATCGAAGTTGGTTCGGCCCAAGGAAGACTGTGTGGTGTTGCTTTCTGGGGGGCTCGACAGCTTGGTCGGTGCGATCGACTTGGTGGAGAAGGGCTATTCGCCCCTGGCCGTGAGCAATGTGGTCCGAGGCGATGCGGACAATCAGAGCCTGTTCGCTGAGCGTATCGGTGGAGGTCTTAGGCGCTTAGCTCTCAATCACAACGCTACGCCACCGTGGGACAAGGAAGATTCACAGCGTGCTCGATCCATCATCTTTTTGGCATTCGCCGTTGTCGCGGCAACCACGCTCGAGCGCTATCACGAAGGCGAGGAAATCCCCGTGTTTGTCTGCGAGAACGGATTCATCGCTCTTAATCCATCTCTCACTCATACGCGACTGGGTAGCCTGAGCACCCGCACGGCGCATCCGGAGTTCTTGAACAGGCTGCGTGATCTTCTGGCCGCAGCGGGGCTGAGGATTCGACTGGAGAACCCTTACGAAGACAAGACCAAGGGTCAGATGTTGAATGAATGCAAGGATCAAGCCTTGCTCGAAGAACTTGCTCTCTCTTCCGTCAGTTGCGGCCGTTACCGAGTTTTTGGCTACCAGCATTGCGGGCGCTGCGTTCCTTGCCAGGTCCGCCGGGCGGCCATCAATGCTTGGGAGCATGTGGACGGCACGAGCTACAAATTCAAGAACCTGGGCAAGAAGGACACCGATCACGCGAAGTTCGATGACGTAAGATCCGTCGCCATGGCTATTGCTGAAGTGAAGGCGGATGGAATCGATGCTTGGCTCTCTTCCTCCTTATCGTATCCCCGGATGGGCGACAGGGCGCCACGCCGAGCGCTCGTGCAACGTGGGCTCGCTGAGCTTGAGAGCCTGCACAACGAGCTTGGTGTGACGTGATCGACTTTCACTGCCACTTGGATCTGTATCCGGATCCGCACGCGGTCGCTGCGGCGTGCCAGGAGCGGGGCCTCTACGTCCTGTCGGTCACCACCACGCCATCGGCTTGGAATGGCACCTCGGCCTTGGCGCTGGGCAAGAGCCGTATCAGAACTGCCCTCGGGCTTCATCCCCAAGTGGCCCATCTGCGCAAATCGGAGCTGCCGCTCTTCGAACAGTTGGTGGGGCAGACGCGATATGTGGGCGAAATTGGGTTGGATGGGGCGCCTGAGTTCAAGCCGCACTGGAATGACCAAGTGGAGGTCTTTGAGCGAATCCTTGCAGCCTGCTCCAGCGCGGGCGGCAAGATCCTCTCGTTACACAGCCGCCGCGCTAGCAAAGATGTTCTGAATCGGCTGGAAAAGCATCCGCGGGCAGGAATTCCTATCCTTCATTGGTTCAGCGGCACGGTGAAAGAGGTCGACAAGGCGGTGGAGCAGGGATGTTGGTTCAGTGTGGGCCCAGCTATGCTAAGTACCTCGAAGGGCCGTGCTCTAGTTGATCACATGCCTCGAGAGAAAGTGCTTACCGAATCTGACGGCCCATTTGTGCAAATTGAGGGCAGATCTATCCTGCCATGGGAGGCTTCGCGTGCGGTGCTCGCCCTCAGTGACTTGTGGCATGTACCTTCTGCCGAGGTAACGCAGCAGCTTTCTTTAAACCTAAAGACGTTGGGTTCGGTTCACATCTGACATGTTCTACAAAAGAAAGAACATGGAGTCTCTTAGTCCTCCAGAAGACGAGCAGCTGGATTAGCTGCTGATCCACCTGCTTGAAAGTATCCAATCACACTGGACACCGAGCGGTGCTCGGTCAGCTGCATGATCGCCGGTAGCGCCACCCCTTGGCGGCTGGCCTCGGTCACGAACCCCGACCGCAGGCTGTGCCCGCCAAAATCTCCCTCCAGCCCGGCTAGGCGCGCCCGCCTCTGCACAATCTCACCTACGGCGGCCGGGGACAGGGCAGGGCCGACTCGCTGTTTCCACAGTCGCCGGAAGATCGCGCCTTCGGTGATCCCGGCTGCGTCCAGCCAGTCCTGCAGGGCGAGGGCGGCCCGATCGAGCACCGGCTTGTCCGGGGTCGAGGTGACCGTAACCCCGGCCTGCTGGGTCTTACTGTGCTCCAGCCGGTAGATATAGCCCGCCTCGCCAATCCGGCGCAGGTCGCGCAGGTCGGCGGCAGCGATCTCGCTGCGCCGGCGGCCACCGCTGGCAAACCCGAAGCAGAGTAGGGCGCGATCCCGAACTCCCTCCAAGCTGTCGTCACAGGTGGCCAGCATGGTCTCCAGCTCGCCCAGGGTGATCGCAGTCTTTTTGCGTGGGCGCTCGCCGCGCTTGACCGAAGCCCGCGCCGCGCGACTGAGCACGGTGCGGATTGCCGGCTGCTCGCAGGGATTGGTGGCTTGTTTGAGCCGGTGTGCGGTGGATAGCACAGCAACGCGATGCCGCACGGTGGCCAGCGTCCAGGGGCCAAGTTTGGCTTTCAGGCCGGCCGCCACCAATGCCTGATCGACGGCCGGCGGCAGTTCCCAGGCCAATTCGCCGTCAACCGACCGGCGCTGCACATGGTCGACCACGAACTGCAGCACGGTTGCTTCGGGCACCGGCACCGCCAGCTCGACACCGTAGCGCGCCGCATGCCAGCCGGCCCAGTAGCGCAGAGCGCTACTGTAGCTGCGGGTGGTGTTCTCGGCCGCGGCTTCGGCCAGCAACTCGCGGACCGCATTGGCAGCCTGCTGGGCCAACTGTTCCGGCAGCACCAAGTCGATGGCTGTCGCGGCGGACATGGGAATTGTAGAAATATCTTTCATACTATGTAATGTCTGCTACAGCTAGACGGCCATACCCGCGATAATCATCACTTATCGTGAGTACGTTATCAGCAGAGTAGGGTGCCAGTACAGGAGACTTCGCATGGCCCGCGGCATCACCGAAACTGACGTCCATACCGCCGCCGACGAGTTGGTCGCCAAGGGCGAACGCCCAACCGTAGAGCGGATCCGGGCTCACCTGGGCACAGGCTCGCCGAACACGGTGACCCGCTGGCTGGAAACATGGTGGAACCGACTTGGCACGCGCCTGCAGCCAGTGCGTCCGGACTTGGAAGATGCGCCAGCGGTGTTGGTAGAACTCGCCGGGCAATGGTGGGAGTTGGCGCTGAAGCATGCCCAGGAGGCCGCCCGTCGAGAGCTTGCATCGTCCGAGCGGGCCCTGGCTGCCGAGCGTGATGCGCTGGAGGCCAGTTCCCGACTTGCGGCTGAAGAGCTGGCGCAAATGCGTGCAGAGCGTGACGTCGCAATCACCGGGGAAAGAATTGCAACGACCCAAGCTTCAGAGCTGCAGCACTTGGTCGACCAGCTTCAGCTACAGATCTCTGAACTTGCAGAGCAGCGCGACCTCGAGCGTCGAAGAGCCGACCGAACCGAGACAGCGAGACAGCAACTCGACGTCCGGCTTCACGAGGCCCGAGAGACGGCGAAATCTGAGCGGGAGGACTGGACCGAGTACGTCAGATCTGTCGAGAATCGAGCGCTCAGCGATGTGGATCGAGCCCGCCAGGAGGTGAAGGAACTCCAGGTGCAGCAAAGCAAGGCATCCGAACAACACAGGGCCCTTGAGAAGCAGCTGCGTCAGGACATCCAGGCCGCCCAATCAGCGGCCGCCACGGCCAGTCAGTCTGCCGATATCCTGCGCGGCAAATGTGACGCGCTTGAGGGGCAACTTTCAGGGCTTCGAGATTTGCCAGCTCAGCTGGAAGTGGCGCTCAAGCGATCCAAAGAAGTTCGTCCGCCTGCGGCTCGCAGACGCCCAAAACAATAGCGCTGTGCCGCGCTCCTAATAGCTGACACGGGTGCCAACTTCCAGGGCACACGAAAGAAAGGGCCGGCTTCATTTGCGCCGGAGGCCAGTCCGCTGACTCCGCGCAAGTCGCGTTCTGCGAGCTAGCCAGGCAGCCCAACAGACGAATGAGACCGCAAATCCGACGATTACCATGGCAACCAGCATGATCTCTCGATCAGTGTCGTTCATTGAGGGAGTCCTTAGCGTCTATGCCATGGTACCTGACGCTTCGGAGTGCAAGTGCGGGCGCGATGGCTGCATTTGAAGTTCTTTCGAAAGAATCCTTAGCCTGAGCCCGTCCAAGCGCGGGCAGCATGGCTGCATCTTGGCTTGAAGCACTCGGCATGCCAGGCCGGAATAGGATCGTAGGATGATGAGCAAAGGCTCACGTTCCGACGGCGCCGTGTTCGAACACGTAACACTTTTACTTGGCGCTTGGTAACAGATTTACCTGCTTCGTCAGCCATAGCCGTATCGAGCCGAAGAACCGGATCAGGCCAAGCACTTCATTTCGCATAATGTATATTATGTTCAGATCATCTTGGGGTGGCTGGCACGCCTCTTGCCGCTGCCCCGGCACCTACTCTGGCATGGAGCCTGATCGTGCGTGATCGGAAACTGACCGGCCCTTGGGCCGGTTTTTCGTTTAAGGGTGGCCGACTGGTCACGCCCGAAGGCCGCGAGCTGGAGCCGCAAGATCTGGCCTGGCTGTCGCTCACCGCTGCGCAAGCGCAGGAATGGCGTCGGATGATGGAGAGCGGCCGCGCGATCGGCAAGCCCCGGAAACCCTTGTCCTTCAACGCCGCCAGCGTGGTGAACCTCTCCGATGCCTTGGCGCAGCGCCGGAAAAAGCGGTCATCGGTGGCGATAGCTGGCCCCGACGCCGAGCCGCCCGCTGCAGTCCTGCCGGTACCGGGGCCGAAACGCCGCCAGCGCGTGTGAGGCGCTTCCGTAGGGGCGCTGCCCCTACACCCCGGCTACAATGCGCGCAAGACGCCTTGGGGGCCGTATGGAACGCGAACGACCGGAGTACCTGCAACCTATCCCGCGCACACGCTGGGAGTTTCCGTGGCTCGGTATGTGGGCCGTTCTGCTGCTCGGCATGGCCGGTGCCGGTATCTGGCTGCATCTGAAGACCGGTGACGCCTGGAATGCGAGATTCCGTAAGAACGATGCACCACAAAGCCTGACGCAGCCAGCCATGGCGTCACCAGCAACGACCGAGGAAAGGGACACTTTCGCCGCCGAAATCAGGGAGCGCCGCAGACGCGCAGAGATAGAGGCGCAAATAACCGAAGCGAGACTCAGAGCTATCGCGGCGCAGCGTGCCGCTGCCGGTCAATCGAACCCAGCGAAGAAGGATGAATTTCGCTGCATCAACGGGATCGCGTTCCGGCGCATTCCAGGCGGTTGGGAGAATGTGCCGGGCGAATACTGCCCTTGACCCCCTACGCCTTACGGCTCCGCTCGCGCGCGAACGCCCGATCCATCCATCGGGCAATCCAGTAGTGAATGTCGAGGTATCGGCGCAGGCTCATGGCCGCAGTATAGGCGCCAGCAGGCCTATGCATGCAAGGTGGGCCACGTAGTACCCGTAGAAGGCCCAACGGCCACGCGGCACCGGCCACGACGCCCGAGACAGGCTCACCGCCACTGGAATCGCCACAAGCGCCCACAGGTTGCCGTTGAACACACACAGCGGGACGAAAGCAGCAATGAGCGCGCCGGGCGACTTCTCCCGGACGGCGAAGTAAGCCAGCAGCACGAACCATACGCCGAACCATTGGTAGTCCACGAATGCCGGCAGCACCAATGCAGCCAACCCGAAGGCAGCGAGCGCCACCCATCCCCGCTGATTAACCGCGTGCACCGCCGCGGCACACAGGGCGAACGTCAGCAGGATGTTGAGCGGCAACCAGTACCCAAACGCCAACGCGTGGACCGGCTGGGCAATGACTCCCCACAAGGCCAGCCTACGAACGGACTTCCCTACGTCTGCGCCGGGCTGGGCGAGGTTGTACGCCATCACCAGCGCGAACAGCGGGAAGGCCACCCGCCCCGCTTCGCTGAGTCCAGGTACGTACCCACCGTAGATCACCTTGGCGACGTGATCCCCCGTCATAAGGATCACGGCCAGCCACTTCAACAGTTCGCGTGCGCTGCTGGTCACAGCTTGTTCGGCCCCGGTGCGGTCGTCATGTAGCTGTCGGATCGATAGGGCGCAGATTCCGGGAATGTACCCATGGAACGCTCCACGTGCTGGGCGACGCCCCCAATCCGTCCCGGCGCTGGCGTCGAGCGCGACTCAACCAGGCTCTCGGAGCGCTGATCGCGGCGTTCATCCGAGCGCTCCCGATAAGGGTTGTAGACAGGCCCGTTACGAGCGAGCGTGCGGCATTCCGGCTGGCTCAGCTCGTATGCAGTGCCCTGCTCTGTCAGACACCGGCAGCCGGCCTCCTGTCGCACACCCTGCGCGTCCAGCCCTTCCAACGACGACATGCACACCAACTGCGGATCGGAGCGCGCCTGCCGTTCGTCAAAGACAGGCGCTGTCCAGGGCATGGTGCCAATGCGCGGCAAATGGTCCTTGGCGTAGGCAGCGGCGGTGGGCCAACGCGGTGCCCCTTCCCTGCGTGAGCCGCCGCCGAGCAATGCAGGGGCCGCATCGGCTGACGCCGATTGCGTCCCCTTGGCCCCCTCTTCGCCTGCGACGACGGATGGGCGGAGCATCGTGTACGCCCAGTACGCCAATCCAATGCCAACCAGTGCCATCAGCGGCAGCGCCAGCACCTTAAGCGGGATGCGCGCCTTGATCGTGTGCACCTCCGCAGACTTGTATTGACCGAATACCTGCGATGGCAGCAGCCGGGTCGTGCGCTGCGCCATGTCACGCTTCGCCAGCGACTTGATTTCCTCGTTCAGCTCACCCCAGCGGTACACATCGAGCATCTTCGTGCCGAAGCGACGCACCACGTGCGAGTGGGCACCAATCAGGCCACGAACGAATGGATACAGCTGGTTCGGCTGCTGCGTGGTCCACACGAAGTCCAGGCCACGATGACGATGTTCAGCCAGTGCAAGCACGTGGCGCGGCGTCTGCTGGCGTGTTGCGTCATGCAGATGCCCGAACCACTTCCACGCTTCGTCAACAAAGATGAGAGAGCCATCGGGAACGATGTAGTTGCCCTCGGCATCCTTGTCGTTCCAGTGACGTGGATCATCCAGAACAGCGGCAAGACCGGGATCAAGGCCGTCGATTCCGGCCGCAAAGATCGGCCGGGCTGCGGCCTTCGCCTCGGCGACCAGCCGTTCCATCATCAATGCCGTTTTGCCGTTGCCGGGCTGGCCGGTGAACAGTTCGATAGGCATGTCAGGTTCTCTTCGTCAGGAAGGTTTTCGCCGCCCCCACAGCGAACTTTGCAGTCACCGCCGAGGCAATCATCGTGCAGGCCTGATCGAACTTCATGATTCCTGCATAGGCCATCAACGTCGCCCCCAGTTCACCGCCCGGCGCGCCGGCGCGCATGGACTGCTCCATTTGCCTGACCCACGGTTCAACAAGGAACTCATTCGTTGCCCATGAGATGCCGAGCCACACCATGACCTCAGCGACCCAAGGACCCCACTTGGAACGGAAAAGCGCGGCAATGCCGGTAAGCAGAGAACTGATAAGCCAAGGCATGATCAGGAATCCTTCGTCGCCATGATGCGGAGAGACGCCAGGGCCGCCAGACCCATGACGAAATAGCTACCAAGGCCGAGCCACCGACAGACCGGCGACGTGTCGAATGCGATGGTCTGCCCCATAACCTCAATCGACGGCGGCTGAGGACACGTGCCGCCCCAGCCGTAGCCGGAGGTATCGGGCTTGATGGCGGTCCCGCTCTTGGGTGACCACACATCACTTGCAGGCCGATCAGGTGCTGTTGTAACGGAGCCGCCCGTGCCGGTCAGGGCGTCACGAATCGCTTTGGTATCCCCGTTCTCGCCACCGTTGCCATTGCCCTGCGCCATCTTTTCCAGCGCACAGGCCGACCGCCACTGCATGAGCAGCGCCGAGTATTCCATTGCGTCGCATTTGTCGCCGGTACAAATCGGCATGGAAGCACAAGTACCGCCCGCGATATTGCGGTTCTTGCGGGTGTTGCAGTCGATGCGCCATTGAATGCGTGCCTGGCCGCACATGATAGGTGAGCCGCTGCACGAAGGAGGCGCACTGCAATCATCGCCACCGCTGAATGACTCATCGTTGACAGGATCTGGATTGCCGTCATTGTCGACGTCCTTCTTGCAAGTTCCGTCCTGGCCGCGCACCTCACCCTTTGCGCATTGGCCGTCGCCGGGCAAGCACTTACCATCGGGCGAACGAACCTGGCCCGCAGGACACTCGTTCTCTTTCTTCTTGCAGGTACCGTCCGGCTGTTGCGCCATGCCTTCTGGGCAGGGCTCAGGCGCGCATTGACCCAGCGAGTTAGCCGGGCGACCACCGCACTTCCCTTCGGGCGGCTCACAAACTCTAAGCGCGGAATTCCAGAAATAGCCGCCGCCATAATGATTACAGGCGGCCTCCTCATCGTTTGGGCAAATGTTCCCAACCGGAGTAAAAGTCATCGTTGAATCAGCGTTGCGTGTCCAGTACCCATCGCAACCATTGCGACAACCAATGCTTCCGTTCTTCGCTGCTCCACCACTAGACCAGGGGCCCGTGCCTGTGTACTCAGATTCGGAAGAGCACTTGTTCACCCAGTACCAGTTGCCCTCATTAAAGGGGCCTTGTTCGACACCGGTGCTGGCCTGAATCTGCCAGTAATTCATCTCGGTGTATCCCGCATTAGGCCCACCAACGTGAACACATTGCTTGCGGCTGTTACTACGGAATCCTGTCTTAATCGGCGGGACGAATGCCTGGCACTGCGCATCGGCTTCACCTACAGAACATTGAGCTGCCTCGCTGCGGCAATTCTTGGTCTGAGCATGAGCCTCGCCCAGCCCGAGCCAGCCAAGAATCAATGCTATCAGCACATAGGCGATACGCATGGCAATCGCGGAGGCGAACACGCGTGCAAGCCAGTGCATCAGTTGAAGTCCACGAAGATGATCGCGCAGGCCACCAGCCACGCGCACAGCCAAATCCACCCTTCCATCCCAAGCCCCCTGCCCTGTCCAGGGCGTTAGAAGACCGGGGGGAGGGAGTCGGCCCTGCCCCCCGGTTGCCGTTACATCGCGCGGCGCACCCACTTGTAGACCTTGATGCCCACCATGATGGTCAACACCGCGCCACCGATTGCAGCGATGGGAGCCCCCGCACCCTTGATGGCCGACACCACATCGCCAACATCGACACCACCACCGCCCGACGCGAACGCCGGAGCCGCGACCAGTGCGGTGGTTGCCAAAGCCGCCAGAGCAGCCCCCTTGCCCTTCAGGGCCTTCAACATCTTCTGCATGTGTCCTCCTAGGACTGTTCGATTTTCTTGCGAATGAGCCGGAACACGTACGCGACAGCCCACAGGAGCGCGATCTTTGCGCCGATGGCCTGCGCATCCTCAATCGGCAGTTCCGGCAGCAGTGCCGGTTGAGGAATCCAGATCACAGCCGTGCAGTTCCCCGTGGCCGTGTCCAGGTCGGCTTCGCGGCACGCGGGGATCAGCACGGCCATGGCTTACGGCTTCGCCGGTGCGGCTGCGGCCTTCGCCTGCAGCGGAACGAGGTCCACGTAACGCTTCAGGACGAGATCGCCGTACTCGCTCAGCGCGAAAGACTGCGGGTCAATGTCGTACTCCCCAGCCGGGTATGGCGGACGCTGGCCGAGACCGACGCGGAAAGGCAGTTCGAAGCCGTTGCCCAGGTCAAGGCCAGCGGTCTGCGAGCGATTGATGGTGTTCGTCTTGGTGTTGTGCCGTTCTTCGACGGCAGCGGACTTTACGCGGCAGATAGGCATAGTTCTTCTCTCACATAGCGATGGAGTGGTTCACCCTTGGCAATACCGCGAAACCGTCCGGGGTGACCATCACGGAGGATGCGGCTCTCTGCGAAGTCGGCCCATGAATCGCCGAGCGCTCCGCGAAGGACGTTGAGGAAAGGCCCTACCTGTCGATGCGCCCACTCGATACCGGCTTCGACAGAGGTTTCCACTTGCTTTTGCAGCGTGCGCAGTCGCGTGCACACGCCCGTAATGAGGTTCTGCAAGGCACTGTAGGAGCCGCGCAGATAGGCGCCGGGGTTCAACAGCACATCCAACGGGATTTCCATGTGCTTGCCATATAGGCGAACTTCTGCCCGTACCCAGCGAGACGACGACAGGCCTTCGGCCTTGCCCTTTTCATACACGCACAGTTCCTTGTGGCCTTTGCCGCCGACGTACAGCGTGCAGCCGGTGTTGTGGCCTTCATCGGAAATGAAGCGGTGACGCGGAGGGCATCCGCCCTCAGTAAAGCCGCCCTGCGCGGCAACCTCGCGGAGCGCATGCACGTCCAGGCGTTCGCCTTCGTAGTCGTCGTGCGCGCAGTCAATGCGAGTGATCTTGGCGTCGAGCATGGCGCACTGCTTGTAGACGCGCGCCCAGTCACGAATCCACTTGCAGCCCATGCCGGTCAGGCTCAGGCACACGGTGCTTTTCTTGCCCCCGATACCGACACGGCCAACAACCTCATTTTCCCGGTCGATCAGCACCGCCGACTGCTCGTAGAAGTTCCAGTTCTTCTCACGAATCGCACCGGCAACAACCTCGCCACGGAAACCGAAGATGCGGAACAGCAAGAGGTCCAGCTTCTTGCAGTTCACTTCTTCAAGGGCGGAGAGCGGGACCACAATGGTCAGGTAGTCGATGATTGCGTCTTGCTGACCCTTTTGGCCCGTGTTACTCCCCGGGCCAATCTCCGCCGCCGCCCGCTGCCCCTTTTCACCGGGCGAAAGCGGGGAAAAGCCCCCTGCCCCGCCCTCTACGGCCATCCTGAAGCGCGCGCGATCAACGGCCATTGCCTGCCCCCTTTCCACGCAGCACGAACACCAGCGACCAATAAAGGCCGGTAAGCAGCACGCCGCCCAGCACGGCGACAACAAACGGATCGCGGAGGAACTCGCGGAACTGATCAACGGCCATTGGCAGCGCTCCGGATACGGGAAATGCGACGGCGACGCAGCTGCACCCTCACGTAGTGCCGCAGGAGATGCCAGAACACATCCCAATCGATCAGCGAAAACACGAAAAAGACGGTAATCAGCAGGCACATGCCGCCGAAAACCAGCATCAGCTGATCCCAATCCGCCCTGTTGATGACGAAACACTCAGCGGCCACGATTCACCTCATCGCGCGTGACCGGGTCCTGTTCGTAATCACGACCACCCATGAAATCGGACGCCTCCCACATGCCCGGCAATTCGCGGTCATAGGCGGAGGGATCGCGCTGGTATGCGGCTTCGTCGTCTTCGGTCCAGCCGGTAGCATCCAGTTCGCCCCGTGCCTGGGCTACCAAGGCCGCTTCGCGTGCACTGCGACGGGCAGACTCCCCGCGCCGGTCGAGGCACCACGAAACGAGTTTGGCGCCGCCAATCGAAACGGCCACGATGGCCGCCAGCAGCACGAAGGCAATGAACGGATCGATCATCCCTCTTCCCCTGCCCCAAGCCCCCAAGGGAACGCGCCAACAGCCTTGGGGTGCCGGTGGCGGGTGTTGAGTGATCACTCAACGAGGCGCATGTAAACTGATCGGGAAACACGTGTCAACTGATCGATCAACTGGAGCCGCCATGACCGCCGTCAACGAACTACTTGACAACGTGAAAATTCGCTTGAATCTCGCGTCCGATATGGCTTTGGCTGAAAGGCTGACCGTGACCCGGTCGCTGGTGTCCCGCTGGCGGAAGGGCGACACGCCGCTAGCCGATGAGCGAATTGCGCAGATTTGCGCCCTCGCGAAGCTGGATGGTCCCCACTGGACGGCTCAAATCCACGCCGAACGGGCGCAATCCCCTGCCGAACGCGCCATGTGGAAATCGATGTTGGACAGGTTGAGCGCGGTCGCCGCCGTGTTGGCGCTGGTAGTGTTCGCAGCACCAGGCGCCGCCCGCGCTAAAGCCATTGATTCACAAGGCTTTTCCGGCTCCAATCAGCCGCATTCTGTATATTATGTTCAAAGCATCCCCGAGGACGCTGGCGTACCGCTCACCTCAATCACCGGCCTTGCTATGCCAAGCCAAGAAGCCAGCCTCCCCAGCGTGCCCCTCGCGGCCTGGCAGCTACGGCTTCCTCCATCGTCCAATCAGGGTCTTGTGCATGACCCAGGCAATCCAGCCGCAAACCAAGCCGACCCCCGCGACAATGATTTCTTCCTCTTTAAAGGCGGCTCCATTCAGTCCTTGATAGGCCACGAAAGCCAACGCTCTCAATGA